TGTAGGTATGATTGTCCCTTTAATTTCGATTTTTTTCGGCACTATTCCTTCCCTCCTTCCTTGATTACTTGGGTATCCAACCGACGGATCGGTTTATCCCCGCCTTCGATGGGCGCCAGGTTCAGGATCTGCCGCCATTCGTTTGGCGTCAGCGCGCCCCGGTCAACCATTTGCACAAGGTTCAGCTTGCTGGCCATGCTTGCATACTGCAGGCTGGTGCTATCCATTGCGATCCGGTTGCCGCGGGCCCTTTCCAACCGGGAAAATATTTTCCGGGTAAACTCTTCCGCCAGGGCCTGGGCGAACGGTTCTATAACATTTTCGTAATATGCATTCCATTCATCTTCGTTATAGGTGCTGCTTACTATTTTTTCATTGGTGCCGAAATATGCCATCAACCTCTTGTTGACGCTATTCATGGCCATGGCGTTAGGCACATAGTCGTGCGGCTCCACCTGTTTGGCTTCCGCATCCGCTCCAGTCGCTGCCACGCCGATAGTACCGTCTTCCGAGTTTTCCGTATCCAGAAAGCTCTTTGCAAACTCCTTGGCCCGGGTTCGCAGCTCTTCCGGCCGCATGCCGCGGGTGTATTTCAGCAGCCATTTGATGGCCCCGCCGTTTTTCACCGCCTGCACAATGGACCGGTCGGAAGCTCCGGCCACTTCCATTAATGTTTCCAGGGCTGTCCGGTTTGTGCTGCCAAACAATTCATTTCCTGCCACATCCCGCGGAACATGCAGCACATCCTCATAACTGACAACAGCCTGCTTACCTGTCTGCAGATTAAACCGCAAATACAACCGGCGCTGATCATCCAGCAGCGCCTCCACGCTATGCCACTCCAACGGGTACAGCCGCATGGCCAGGCCGTTGGCGTCCCTGGCTATGTAGGCAAACGCGTTATTTTTTAGCATGTACTGCCACGCCATGCGCTGCCGGAACATTACGCCGGTCATCAGTGGATTAGGTTCCTGCAGTAATACCCTGATATACGGCTCCGGGTTGACTTTAATATCCGGGTTTCCTTCTTTATCCACAGTTTCCCGGATATGTTTGGCGTCAAACTTCCCCGCCGCCTGGGCAAAGGGCCGGATCATGGCCCGCACGTCCCCGCTGTCCAGCAGGTCGCCGCTCCATGTGTATATCCCATTCCCTGATTCCCGGACAAGTTTTACCACTGTTTCGGTCGGGTTCCTGTCCTTGAAAAAATTCTTAAAACGTGTAAAAACGCCCATTTACGCCCCTTCTTTCACAATATCCACGTCGGAAAGGTAGTCTTCTTCATGTTTTTTATAGGTTACGTATGCATTTAACAGCGCTGCTGCGCCGTCGATACGGGCCCGCGGATTTTTTCCCTTGCAAGGTTGTATGTTTCCGTTTTTATCCATGTCTACGTTCATGTTGGTAAGGCACCATTTTAGTATCGGGTTATTTTGGTACACGATTCGCTTCGCTGCCAGATCCGCCTTCATTTCTTTCAGTGGAATAGACAGCGTTTGCTTTCCTTGCCGGACCGGCTCCATGCAGGACGGCCCGAAACTTTCCGCCATATCATCCACCCAGTACGCCGCTGCCCAGGCATCATATCCGATCCAGGTAATATATGTATCGGTTTCTTCCGATACTTCCAGAAACCATTCCTTTACATATTTCGGATGGAGCTTGTTTCCTGGTACCGTCCGCAGCAGCCCCTGCTGCTTCCAGATATCATACGGCACTTTATCCTCCCGGACGCGGATCTCCAGCAGATCCTCCGGCATCCAGAACATGACCCGGACATACAGATGCCAGTCTCCCGGCATCCGGAACAGTACCACCGCAGCCGTCAGGTCCGTCGTTTCCGACAGATCCGCGCCGCCAATCGCATAGCGCGGCATTAAGGCATGCACGTCGTAGACTGCAGTATTGAGGATTTCTTCGTATGTCATGTAAGCCGTGCTGCCGGTTTCCCGGATGTTAAAATCTTTGCACACCAGATTTTTAACCTTCAGGCTGTCGATCTGTGCCGCCTTGACCTTGTCTGCCAGCACGTCATACGATTTGATTGTGCCCAGGCCAGGATTTGCTTTTATCCAGCAATCCGGTTGTGTCCATTCGCTGCGCGCATCCAGTTCGTATATTAACGGCAGCAGCCTGTCGTTGATGCACTCCCCGGTATAGCTGTCTATGACGCGCTCAATCTCTTCATATTTGAGATCAAAAATACCATCCCGGACGGTGCCGGCCGTAGTTGTGACTAAAATCATCGGCTGCGTCCTGGCACTGATACCATCGACGATAACATCGTATAAATTGGTATCTTTCCAGGCATGTAATTCATCCATCAGCGCGCCGTGTACGTTCAGGCCGTCCAGCGTGTCGGAGTCATTGCCGAGTGGGGCAAACATTGAATCATTAAACTCACTGCGCATTTCCGCCACACGTGGCTTGATTAGCCGGAGCAGCTGCGGGCTCTTTTTAACCATCCGGACAGCCTCCATCCAGATGATTTTCGCCTGGTCGCGTTTTGTGGCCACGGCATATATTTCAGCGCCCGGCTCCTGATCGGCGATCATTAGGTAGATGCCGATCGCGGACCCCAGTGTTGATTTACCGTTTTTTCTGGCCACCATTAGAATGACTTCCCGGAACCGGCGGAGGCCGGTTTCCTTATCAACGAAGCCAAACATGGCCGCCACCATAGCGCGCTGCCATAACTCCAGCTTTACATTCTGGCCACCGAAACGGCCTTTACTCTGCTTGCAGAAGGTTTCAATGAACAGGATAGCGTGCTCAGCTTTTCGGTCGTCATACCGCCACGGGCTTTTCTGATCCGCGATATCTGCAGCCAGTTTTTGATATACCGCGTAAATTTTCCGGCAGACCGTCAGGCCGTGGTTCATGGCCTGCCAGTATTCCAGGACCGGATTTTTATCGGGCATTGATAAACGCCTCTAACGGGTCCATGCCCTTACCACGGCTTTCCTTTTTGGCATGGTCCCGATCGTGGCGGATCATATCCTCAATCTGTTCCATCAGCGTGCTGTAAATTTTCAAAAGATCCATATACGCTTTTAGGTACGGGTTGAGCCGTTGGATTACCTGGCTGCCATTTTCGAAATCCACGATTATACCCTCGCCATCCAGCAGGTTTTCGGTTTCCTCCAGTTTGCTGTTGATATACGCCGCCCTGGCGATCAGTTTAGAGACCAGTATCTTTTGACTGTCCGGAAGATCTTTGTATATCTTCTGGAGTCGCCGGATCTCACTTTTTTGGCGGCGGCTCAGGTTTTCAGCATCCACGCAGTTTTCTGCGTTTTTCCCGGCAGTTTTTTCTGTTTTCCCGGTAGGTGCTCTTGTTTTGGGCTGCTTCCCGCTTGTAATGCGGCTTTCAGCTCCCTTTCCCATCAATACCCCCCCCTATTCCAAAAATGACCCGTGTATTAATCGAACCTCAGCCACCGGTCTGGACCGGAAGCGCCCCCGGATTTTAAAACGGGGGGGCTTTGATTGGCTGAAAATTTCCAAATTCATCGAAATAAAACCCGTCTTTGATTGCTTTATGATTACTGCTGCCATGCTCCAGGTTGTGACAGTCCTGACAAAGATATTCCAGATTGTCGAAGTTAAGTGTCACGTCCGGATCCTCAATGTTATCCGGTGTTAAATAACATTTATGGTGTACGATCCAGCCCGGCCGATGGCACCGCTCACATAATCCATGCACGTGTTCTATATATGCATCCCTGCAGTGCTGCCATTCTTTTGAATTGTAAAATCCTTTAGCAAAGTCTTTGGCCATGTTATCACCCCATCAAAAAAGCACCGGCCTTTCGGCTGGTGCTTTTAAGAAGGAAAGTAGAGAATCTCCCTGGCATTTACTGCCAATAACATAATACCACATTTTTATTCGCATTTGTTCGCATCTTTTCGAAGCAGCTTCCGCACAGCTTTGGCGCGGATTCGGTACACTTGCGACAGGCTGAGCGCTAACTTAATTGCAATCTCTTTCGGGTCGTATCCCACTATATAAAATTTCCATAACACTTCGCGCTCATCTTTGTCATTGAGCTCGTGGATCAACGCCTTCACCCGCTGCCGTTCTGCCTCCAATCTCCCAGAGTCTGCCCTGACGTGCCGCGCAAGTTTGTCTATCTCTGTGAGTATTACAGCCTGATCTGAATTTTTCCTATCCCATCCCGGCGCATCCTTATACGCTGCCGATACGCGGATCATACAGCTGCGTAACCGTTCAATCTCTTCAGAATTGTTTTTAATTCGGTCACGGCACTCAATATATTTATTAAGTTTAGCCAGCAGCTGGGTCTTATTCATTTTCACATCACCAGATTAACAAATAAATAATATATGCTACTATCACCCAAAAGGTCGCCGTCAGTATCAGCAGCAACCGGGCAAGGATATGCGCTTTCATTCTTCTATCACTTCCAGCCCCCACGTTTCAGCCACTTCCTTTTCTTCTCTGCAGCCTCTGCTCTTTTCCCAGCCGCAGCACATATATATGGCATCGCAGCACAGCAACAGCGTTACGCACATTTCAAGGATATTTTCATAGCTCAGTTTTGCACAATCCGCCCAGCCGAAATTATCAAGCGGATTCACAATGCACCAATCAGGATGCTCTTCTTTTAGCTTCGCACACATTTCCCTGGCGTCGCCTTTATTGATAGATTCGTTTCCGGTAAAAGGATGTGATACATATACCGCTTTCATTCTTCCTCCTCAATACACTTTTCCAATTCGTTGAAATCTTGCGCTATCCCAAATGCGCACCCTGCCAACACTCTGCATAACGCCCTTTTATCACCTTTGCGGGCCACGAAGCGTAATCTGTACTCTTTGTAATAATCGTTAAAGCAATTAATTAAGCCATCAATGTGCTTTCCAATTTTTTCCTCTTCTGTCATTTCACTGCCTCTTTCTCCGCATCGCCTAAATGATAATTAACATCCGTCCCCTGGATCAGCCCGCGCTCCACTTCACTAATCTGATAGCCCAAACCTTCCAGCCATTTATACAGCCCCAACACGTCAGAACGGTCTTCGTCGAATTCTGGCCACCTTTCACACCACACGTCTCCGTCGCAAATCAAATCCGGGCCGTCGTTAAACAATGCCCATATAATTTGTGGCAATTTTTTAATAATCTCATGCTTACCAAAATCTAAATTTTTGATGGCGCCAACAGCTCTCCTATCGCATCCAGCCGCTTCGTATTCTTTGCCATTTACTTCCAACAGCTCCTCTAATTTGTCCTCATCGCCGTCGTTATAACTAAGTTCATTATTAATCGCTGCAATCAGTGCACCCTCTATAACCTTGTCATAATTCGACTTCGTGACTTCGAATTCTGTTATAAATTTTTTTCTTAGCTCATACGACAGCCTACTCTGCTCCATCAGATAGTCCCACGCTGCGCTCATTTCCTTTTTCTTTTTAATTTCCGCAGCACTTTCCTCTTTTGTCTTTTCGGCCTTTATCACTTTCTGCCTTTTGCACAGCTTCAGATACCCGCCTGCTGTAATTA